TACAGATCCACATAACCGGCTGGCCTGCTACGGGTGCAGTACTGATAACTATATCTCCTACGCTGTGATACTGTGACTGATTAGGTCCGGACTGAAACCAGATAGACTTTTGATATAATGAGCTTGCTATGTTCATCTCGTCCACGCCGCCTGTAACAAAGTTAGTCTGATAGCCGTTAGCGTAGTTATTAAAGAGTCTATTACCTGTTGACTGTCTGACATACACGCCTGTAACGCCTGAGGACGTTGTAACAACGTTGTTGGAGATCTGATTATTATTCGCAGCTTCCGGGTATCCGATCATGATTCCGGTGTCGTTAACGTTCCTTAAGTTGTTTGAGTTTACAAGGTTATAAACGCCCTCACCGATAACTATTCCGTAACGCGTAACATTAAATAATGTATTATTAGCGATTACACACCTATCAGCATGTAACAGCCTTATACCGTCCTGTGCTACTCCGTGGAACGTGCAGCCGTCAATTGTTACAAGATCAATTTTAGCACCTGCAAGGCCCTCGAGCATTATGCCGTTTTCGTTGCAGGATCTGAAAGTACAGCCTGTTATTGAAATATCGCGAGGCACTGTCTGAGCGGATCCATATTTACCTACATAAACACCGGATTTACAACTAACCATTGTGCAGCCTGAAACGGCTATGTCGTGAGAGCCGGCGTAAATAGCCACGGCAGCGCCGTTTGTGAGGTTACCGCGTCCGCATGAAATACATGTGTTATTTGCAAATACCACATTGTAAACATCGCCTGAGTCTCCCGCACAGTATAAGGCGTGATCATAAAGGGACTCAAACACGCAGCCGGATACAATGACGTTGTGGAACGCCTGCCCGTAAATAGCCCCGCCGGGGTTCCCTGTTGCGCCGTACACATCAGCAAACTTTGTATTTGTGATAAACACATCGTGTGCGTTAGAGATCTTGATCGCGTAACCGCTGCCGCTTACGATCTCGCAATGATCAATAAACACATAGCTGCAGCCCTCTGCGTTAAGTGAGTGCCTTAATGTGTTCTGTGTGCCGAAGTTCAGCCTGATATTTGATAAATAAGCGGGCTGGCCTGTCTTGATCGTTAAGAGGTTAGTCCCTCCCTGAACACCGCTGTCCCAGATAATACCGCCCAGAACTCCGGATAAACCAAACATGTTGCTAACGTCTGTCAGAGGCGCTGAAACTTTATAGTAGTGAAGCAGGCCCACAGGCTTTCCGCTGTTGATTGCGGCCTGCACTGCTGACGTGTCGTCTGTGGATCCGTCACCTACAGCGCCGTACATTTCAGGCGTTACATAATCCTTGACCGTCTGCAGCTTAAGTTCCGGCGTGAATTTATTCACTGTCAGCGAATTGTCCTGTACTGTTGTTGTAGCTTCCGGGTGATTGTCAAGCCATTCGTTAACGTCATCTTTAACTTTATCTTCCCAGTTTGCAGTAAAATCTGTTACAGTGTTTACTGCTTCTTTTACGGCCTTAATAAGCCAGTCAAGATTTAATTCATGGAAGTTTGTATATGGAAACTCATTAAAAATTGACATGATATTTAACTCCTTTCTAAGTGCTGTTTAAGTGCTATAAGATGTTTGATATGATTATGGTGCAGTCGCCTGTGATGACTAAATCACCGTCGTCATATTCAATCGCACCATCAACATGTACATGGTCGTCTGAATCAAGTATTCCATATGCAACTCCGTTATATAGCACAACATCATATGTTCCAATGACAGGAATTATCGAGGTTATCGCATTATCCCAAATGCGACTTATATAAATGGGTGGCACCGGTACTTGCCCATCGGCCTCATAAGTTAATTTTGCCGTACTATAACCACTTTCCCCGCCGCCGTAGTCCTCGCCGTTTACCTTGATCCCTGTTATTACGCCGTCGATTGACTCAATATCAACATCGTTTTTCTTATCAATATCCGTCCAATGATCATGCACGCTGTAAAGTTTATTCATCTGTCTACCTCCTTTAGTAAACCATCAAGCAGAAACGCTTTTTAAAGCTATTAACAATATACCATATTGTCGAAAATTCTGCAACTTCTCTCTCTTCGTTTATCATTTTCTGTGTAGTTGTAACGCCGATGTTCCCGGTCCTGATCGTCTCGCGCTCGTCGTTTGCTGCCAGCTTTGAATTATCTAACCAATTAGTTTCATTATAACCCTTTGTGGATCCGATACTACCGACGTTTCCTTTTTCGACTATCTTGCCGTCAACGTTCCATATCGGATTATACTCAAGGTTTTCTGTCGCCCACAGCTTCTCCCAGATCTTAGTTTCTACTTTTGTCCAGTTTGCGATAGCGATCTTCATGAGATTATATGAGGGATATAATAACTCCAGCTCGGCGCACTGCATGACTATTTCATTTATAACAACATCTTTATCCATGCCATCCGGGACCTCAAACCCTGCGAACACGTCCGGATCATAGTTATATAAACCCATTATAGATAATTTAGCCCCTCTGCTCATCTGTTACTACCTCCTCGTTTTCAAACCTGAGTGATACAGATATATTCAGGCCGAACATATCATTTACTTTTTCAAGGCTTTCTCTTATAGTGTCAAGCCACAGAGCAACCTTTGACTGCGTGTCGATGTTGTTCGCCATAACCTCCGCAGCTCCGACGCCGGACGCCTTAGCAATATTAACGTTAGGTATTCCGATCTCGGTATTAAATCTGCTGTCGATTTTAGCAAGATCCTCAAGAAGATCCCCGGCGATATAGTTCTGTTTTAAGTTCTGTGTAAAAACAAGCCATGAGGGTGAGCCGTCATCGTTAAACAGTTTTTTATCCGCAAAAGCTGCAGGCTCGCCGCTTGCGATCTGGTCGTACAGCTTTTTTAAACTCTCGGCGCTGGTTTTGTCCTCGGCTGCGAAAACATAAGAAAACTTTGAGTTTATAAGATTTACTGCGATAGTTTCCGATGTAAGCGCCATCAGATCCGCATAATACTCGACTATATCCCAGACCCCGCACCAGTCCGGTGACATTCTAACAAGCTCCGTATCGCGGCCTATGCGGGCTTCTATTGTCCTCTTAAAAAGAGGATTCGTGATAATAGCCCTGTTGGGTCTGTAGTAAATGTTATAGCCTGACAGCGTGCAGTGCTGCGGTATAATGCCGTATTTATTGGTATTGATGACCGCGCAATATCCGAATACGAAAAGCGTATATAAAAAATAATCTGTCGCCCAGTTTTCAGGGATCCCCTCAAACTTGAACACGCTTATGATTTTCTGTATGAGATAGCGCTTAAAATACCATGAAAGACCAGTTTCTTTTACATGTATAGTTGAGGGTCTGTACTGGTGATTATACGCGTTGATATAATCGTATGATACAGGTATATTCTTTGATCCGATCATGTGATATACCGTCCTTTCTTAATGTCTATTAAATGCTTAAATTTCCAGATGTCGAAACCCTCAGCGGGTCCGGGTCCCGGAGGCCCCGGCTCTGTTCCGGCATAAGGATTGTAGATAAATCCTTGAAAACGATAACCACCGTAACCATAATCGCCATTATAGTTAATGTAATGCGTCGCCCTGAAATAATAACCATTATAAGCGGACTCCGAAACGAGACACCTGTTATTAGCCTGGTCTATTTCCTCAACTACGCAAACATGGCCATCACCGGAAAAAATACCATCAGCATAACAGGCGATAGCGCCAAGCGCCGGTGTGGATCCTCTCGGCCAGTTATCGGCGTGATTATACCAGTCCTCAGCGTTTCCGGTCGATAAAGGCGGGTAGTTGATCCCTTGATTGTTAGGATCCGCTATTTCCCATGAACGCCCGAAAGCGTACGCCGTACAGTTCGGCATGCCGTAGCCTGCCAAATAAAAAGGGTTACCGGTCTCATAATGCCTTGATCCTGCGATACCTTGAGAATTTAAACGCGGAGTAAATACTGCCATATCTTCACCGCCTTATTCAAAATAAAATCCTGATTCAAGGTATTGCCTGATCATGGCGTCCTCTTCCGATGTACCGTCTGTTATAACATCACCGTCCTGTACCAGAATATAACCGGCAAGTTGGTTTATCTGAACGACCTTGCACAACGGACGGCCATTATGAGATATATCATCATCAACCGGCCTGAAAAACTGATAGTCAAGGCGTGGCTGGTAATTCAATACGGAATAATTGCCGACGCCTCCAATGCTGTTAGCTCTCGGTATCATCGCGGCCGCAGCGTTTCCTATGGCGTTAATGCCGTTTGTGATACCTGCCGCCAAGCCTGCGCCTCCTGTTAAAGCACCGGAAACGACAGAACCAACACCGGAAACAACACTTTGTGCTGCTCCCAGATAATCGCGTGTTACCTGCGAGATCTGGACCGGTACGCCTAACTGCGTATTGATCTGATTTAATACTATGCCGTTGGCCTTAACTCTAAGCTGTCCGGATCCGGTAAATATATCATAATCAAGCTCAAGTGATAACGTTGTGGCTGTACCTGTTACAGTGGTGTCGATTTCGATATTTCCGAACGGCGGGAAGTTCAGTGTAATATTAGTATAGGGTTTAGTATTAACATAATTGCCACGGCTCGCCGTGTCCGGGTGTTTAGTAATATTGAAAGTATATGTCTTGGAAAGTGTCTTTCCGTAGATCATGCCGCAAGATACATTAGTAAGCGTCCATTTGAATATATCAAGCTGGTTTGCTGCCGTATAGGTAAGGTCTGACATATCAAACGGACACCACATGACCGATTTTATATACTGAATAGGATCTACAAGAGACGTTTGCAGCGCGAGAGATGCGTCATTAAGGCTGAACCCGTTTAAAGGATTTGCGCCCTCACCAACGATTCCGGTCATTAGACCTTGAACGAACCGCGCCATATTTGCGGAGTCCATAACATAATATGCGATGGATCCATACGCGCCAAGTTTTGAAACAATACCCAGAATATAGCAACCCGTTGTATATGGTACGTTTAGTAAGTCCGTGTGATAACTGCAGTTAGTTTTGCAGGGATACAAGTTATCTATTATATTGCCGTCATAATTGCCGGAGGCTCTTAATACATATAACGAGGTCATTCCTATGCGCCTTTTATACGTTGCAAGTACATCAACATTGCATGACGCGATCCACAGACCGCGGTCAAAGTTCCACTCCCTGACATAGTAATAGCGCTGAAAATTCGGAATATAACAGTAATTAAATCTTGCCGGATTAGCCGTCAAACCTATATCAAGTTCGATTTTAGGGTTTAATATACCTGTGCCATTAAGGACCCTGCAATTATAATCAGTGTGCGGTACGTCGTCATCAGGCCTTTTTACTGAGTTATTTCTTTTTTCAAAATTGTAAAATTTTACTACAAAAGACATTTTTTAATCTCCTATGAGTAAGGCGGGGATATTCCCCGCCTATATAATAGTACAACTCCGGAACTTAGTCCAGAAGCAGGACAAGGCCTTTTTCAGTAAAGTCGTTCCAATATCTGATAAGATAGTTAAAATACTGATTCCAGTATTCGCCACGCACGTTCATAGGTGTAACGCCGGAAAACTCGTTGAATGTAGTATAGCCAAGTGCCTCGTCATCAAAGATCACGCCCATGATATTGGACTGTGTAACGGCGTTACCTGTTGTAAGTGTGCCGTCAGCCTGAAGATATGTAGGAGTGATCTGGATCTGATCACGTGTTTCGATGGACTGCCAGAAGCCTACAGCCTCAACATCTGCATACTCGATAAACTTGTAGTTATATGTATCTGCAAGCACTCTTGCGTCGATTGCGTTAAGAATATCTGCAAACAGGTAAACTTTCTGATTTTCGAAAGGTGTGTGTCTGTTGATGTCGTAGCCGGTTACCTTGATCTGGTATTCTTCAGATCTTTCTGTCATGAGGCCGGTAAGTGTCGCGATTCTTGCATAGACCCACTTTACGAAATCTTTCCAGTTTGCAGCCTCTTTGATCGTTGTAGCTGTGTAAGATCCACCGACCTCGGCATTATATTCGGTTAACAGGTGGATTACTCCGTTATTAGCTGCGATCTTACCCGCGATGAAATTATCAAGTGTCAGTCTTGCGCAAGTTTCCTTTGTCTGCTCGATCATATCCAGCGCGTTCTGTGTAACCATAGCCATGAAACGACCAAACTCATCTGGCCCCTTAAAGGCGTTATCCAGTTGTGATCTGAAAATCGTAAAACTCTTTGAATATTCCAATGCTCCGTAAAAGTTGACCTGCAATGCCTGCGGCTTGTTTATGGAATACATATCTACGCTCTGACCGTCTACAAGATTGAACGCCTGATTATCTTCTAAGGGTTTATCAGCAAGTACAAGTTTCCTTGTGATCGCTCCCCATTTCTGTGCGTCCGCCTGAATTCCTCCAAACTTTGCGCTGTAGGGTCTCATTGAAAAAATCGTTCTGCCTACTACCTGAGAGATAGCATTGAGAACGGGATCATAACCCATTTTTAAAGTTTTCTGAGCTACGGAAATAAACTCAGAAACATCAGCCGGCGCGATCTGGGTCTTGCCGGTTACCTGAGAGTGAACGGCGTTCAGTAGTGTCGCGGCCTGTTCAAAATTCATGTTGTTTACACTCATTATTATTTACCTCCTTTTTTACGTGGCGGTGCGATCAGTTCCGCTAATACATCTTCCGCCGTTTTTTCTTTATGCTGTTCAATGTTGGACCCTAAAATATTAGCGTCCTGAATAGACTTTTGTAATTTTTCAAACTCACCTGCCATAAACTTCAAAAGGTCCTTTGTTGGATCCTCGGCAGGTTCTGCCTTTTCCGGCTCTGCCTTTTCCGGCTCTGCCTTTTCCGGCTCTGCCTTTTCCGGCTCTGCCTTTTCCGGCTCGGTCTTGTCCATGGCCTCTATATCTTCCTTAGTATAGCCCATAGCGCCTAATTTCAAAATTTCCTCGATTGTCATTTCCTTGTCCTCCTTAAAATACGTTTAACACTGCAAAAGGTCTATTGATCTGGGTTCCGCTTCTGCTGTCCCAGTGCATAAACTTATAATTGTTTGCAGCGGCCTGCGCTGCGTTCTGGATCCCGAAATGATAGAAACCACTATATAAGCCGGCTTCGCCTATTACTCCGTGGGCCTTGCAGATCTCGCCCCATTTGATTGCGCGTCTTATAAAGCGGGTCTCATCGTTCATCTTCTGATCTTTATAATAAAAATCCATTGCGGTTCCCGTCAGATGGTTTGAATTTGAAATACCACCGCATGCCTTATTTACTGCAGCGTCGCGAAACCATGATGTGACATACATGCTGCGCCCGGTCCACTCCCTGAACTCTTCGATACAACTTATAAATATAAGCGTGTCTGCTGTCATGAAAACATCTTTAGAGTTATCGTGGTTATATTCCGCAGCTGTGAAATGTTTTGATACTTTACTTCCTTTAAAATATATACTCATTTCGCGATCACCTTGATTAATTCCTTTAATTCATGAAGTATGTTAGTATTCTCTCCGATGGTATCACGCAGCGCGTTTATTTCCTCTTTATGGTTTTCATTCTGTTTGTTGATATACCAGAACAGCGCACATGCCACTACGATCGGAAAGCCTATTGTTGATATAGCATTGATCAAAATATCATAATCCATGGCAAGACTCCTTGAATAGCGGGCCGGGGTTAGTTTCTCAGGCAAAGAAACGCGCGCCCTTCCGGGGCTGCCTTAGCGCTCCCCGGCCTCTCTATATATTATATAATTCAAAAAGACTTTTTGTCAACATGTTTTCGAATTTAAAACAATTCTGCATGTAAAGACGATAAAAGCGCATGCCGTAGTTTTTAATATATCGCTTTAGTCCGATCTCGTCAGTGGTGAACGTTGGCGGGTTCCCGGTCCTATGCTCTGACACATAATATAAACGTTTAGATTTATGTTTATATATGGTGATCTCGCCTACCGTAACAACGGGATTAAATTCTCTTAACGGCATTGATTTAATATTTTCTGTAGGGTTATATATAAAATCGTTATTCAGCGCCATGGCCTTGAACTCTGATCCCTCTGTCAATTTGTATAAAGCCGTGTTATTTTTCTCTTTCATGATCTTGCTGCTATCCGGCAGCAAAATTAAAATACTTTTATCACGATCAATATATAACTCGCGTCCGTTCTGTTTCATCTTTTCCGCGATCCCTACAAGGCCAAGCTCTAAAAATATAGGATTAGCAATATCAAAAGCGTTTGCGAGGCATAAGACCGTTAAAGGCCTCTTGCCTTTTAATTCCCTATTACGGTTCATAGTTTCATATGCGTTAAGGAACGCAGCGCCCTCTGCTTTAATTGGTCGCTCGTGTTTCTCGGGGATAAATTCATCATACAGCAACAACTTTATATCTTCAGCCGAAAAACCTCGCATATTGGCGATAGTAGACAGCGCACAAGTATATCCAATAGTTTCATCATCAAGCATAAACTTAGCGTTGTACTTTGATACGCTCGCCGTTGTGATCTCAATGTGCCGATCATCGCAAACAGGCTTGAACGGTGAAAAATCAGGCTTGTTTATCAGATCAGCCTGCGCCTGCGTTCTTCTCATCAGCATAAATTTTATATTATCCTCAAGGACCGTTGAAAGTGCGCCGTAGGTCTTGCCGGTGGCACGTCCTCCAACTATAAAATTAAAAGTGCATTTATATGACAAAATCCCCCGGATATTCAAATATCCGGAGGGTAAATAAATTTTATTATTCATTATTTAATTCTCCTTACATTGATATACAGGACCTCCCGCACCGTGTAAAACGATACAACTTCAAACTTTTGTATGAATTGTGTATGCTCGTTTAACAGATCATCAACATAACCGCGGGATAGTTCTTTATACGTCAGCGGATCCATGATATGCACCCATGTGAACGCCGGTCCTATTATCATATTTAAAAAGCCTTGTAACGTGATCATCTTTCTGCCTCCGTCAACATCAGAACGCCCAGCACAATGCCCAGCGATAAAAGCGCAACGATCGGAAAACCTGTTTCACAAAATACATGATATAAAATATTAAACATCATTTATCATTCTCCTTTCAATATTGAGGCTCATAATCGCATCCGATTTCAGCATCGTCAATATAGTCAGTAATTGCTATCTCAATACTTTGGTGCAAATTGTCCGATAGGTGTTCAAGTTCCTTTGTTGTTTTGGGCTTTAATTTCTCGCAAAGTTCCATCACATATATTTCAAAATCTAAATAGTCTTTTACTCCCATATCATTCTCCTTACTTTCTTTTTTCATCTTATTCTTTCGGTGAATCTTGTCTATCTGTTTGAAATCTCGCTTTCCGACGTTTGCTTCTTTTCGCATCTTCTCAAACCATTTAAAATCTCTATAAGCATCGCTGAAATATCCCATATCATTCTCCTTTTAATAACTTGATGATTCTGTCTGCGGTGTTCCTTATGTCGATGATAAGTTCAAGTATATCCTCTGCCTTGCCTTCTTCTTTGATTTCATACTCGATACTATTAAGCAACGAATCAATTACGATGGCTCTGTGTTTCTGTGGTTTTCTTACGAGTTTGATTTCTACTCCCATATCATTCTCCCTATAAATAAAGGCGGGATAGTGTCCCGCCTCCGTCCTTTAAGCTAATTCACATGTTATAAACTTGCGTCCGCTTTTGGTGGTTCCCTCAATAACCTTGATCGCTCCGGGGTTGTTGTCGAAAGCCTCGCAGGCGTCGCAAAATTCCTTGATAAATGTCTTTGAAACTGTTGCGAACATTTCGCCGCTATCTTCCATCACCAGAACGGTCTGAAGTTCTCCGGTCTTGCTGTTCAGATCCTCAAATAATACCCATGCCGTAGGATTAAGTACGGATCCGGCTGCCTCGCTCATCTTCTTTACACTCTGAGCCTTTGTCAGTCTGTACGCGTCTCTTTTGCTGAGTTCGTTGGGAAACTGGTTAATAATCTTCATTTCTTGTCCTCCTATTATTTTCTTTTAATAAATATAGTTACCATATCAGGCGTTATAGCGAAATCTTCCACAACGCTGTCATAGTCAAAGTGGTGTGCGATGGCCAGCGCTCCGGCCTCGTCCTCTTTTCTGTTTTTACCGGGTATCGCGTCAAGATCCCAGATAACCACCCTCATTGTAGGGGAAACGTGCTTTAAAAATTCTCTGGTTAACATGTTCATACCTCCCATTTAATAGTGCTGTTCTAACTGTCTTTATTATATAGTATTCAAGAACACTTTGCAAGTACTTTTTACCATTTTTTCAAAAATATTTCGCGCCATACGTTCGCATGCTGCAGGATCCTGTAGTACTCGCCGGTAATACCTAAAGTATATTCGGATTCTTTGATATATAAATTTGATGTTATAGGGATCTCCCGGCCCTCTCTTACTATATGATCCACGGCCGGAACATCATTATATATGCTCTCAGTGCCTCCGGCTTTCTTAAATACAAAACCCTCTTTGAAAGCACTCAGGCCTCCGGCTGCCTCCAGCTCTTCCGCACCTTTGCTTTTATTTACGCCTGCAATAGTTATGCCCAGTTTACCGTCAGGGTACCTGTAAGCGTATTTTTTCGCGCCCATCGTGGCAAACTCTGAATAATCCGCGTCATGCTCCATAACGCCAAGATAATGCTTTACGCCTGCCGGATCTACGGCAACGGCGCCATTTTCCTCAGATCTCCGGCGCTTCTTAGCGTTGAAAGAATCAAAATCAATGGAACCCAAATATTTTACGCTGTCTGTATCGCAATATACAAAGCGATCTCCGCACATCTTAATAGCTTCTTCCAGCTCGGCCCTTGCGTGTGCTGTGGTCCATACTCCCCAAGCATAAGACATAAAAGCCTTTTTATTGGCAGCATTTAAAAGCTCAGTTTCATCGTCATCGCGCAATATAAAATCATGCTCAAAGTCTATCGACTGCTTGACCGGTGATTGTACGGACATGCCATAAACAGAGTTAAGTTTGTTTTTACTCTTCATATAATAAAGTTCCTCGCCCTGTACACCTTTAAGCTCTGTTTTTCTCCGGAAATATTCCAAGACCGTTTCACGCAGCTGTTTAGGAAGTAGACCGTAACGGCAATGATAAAAATCTATGAATTCTATCCAGCTGAATTCATATTCATCAAGTACGATTTTAAAATCAATATCCGTCAAGGTGGTTTCGAGATAATCAGCGGAAAGAACACGGCCGTTATCGTTTTCACAGTTTTTAATATTTCTGCACTTGGCCTTAGCCAGATACGGCGCGCCCCACATGGGATCCTTTAATTTAACATCGAACAACTTGACACGCATAAGACAGGCCCGCTTATGCTTATAGATCTTTAAAAGACACCTGTCAAGGTTCATGCCATCTTCCCGGATCCAAGGCGACATGGGGAACCGGCAATTTATTTGTACATTGGGATAACTCGAAGCATAATCGTTGCTGTGGACGTCGTGCAAAATGCAATTAGTGTAGTACCTATTACTGTGGGTGTTACCCCCGCGAAAGCTCTCACGCAACATACAGAACACGTTATAATCCGGCAGCATATCTTTTAAATCCTGCCTGTTATAGTGGCGCATGGCTGCTTTAACGTCTCGCCTTACATAGCCGGTTGACGTCAACGGCAAAGTGTAAAAGGTGTCATTTTCCAGTTCCATCTGTATGCGCATAGCTTCTACAAGGCCTTTAACGTCATTGATACAGTATTGTAGTTCCTGATCGCTTAACGGAGTCCACGGGTAGCGGGCTTTTGAATAATCAAAATCTTCACCGGATAGCTTAACGTCCTGCACGCCCATTTTATGAGTGAATTCATTTAAACTCATATTGGTTTGAAGATATGAGCAACGTAATTCAAAGTGGTTAAACATCTCGCACTTGAGGACCTTACGGGAATCGACGGCAAAAACCTCTTCTTTGGTAAAATCGTAAATGCCACGTAAAAACTGAAATTCAAAACTTAAATTGTGAACAAAGATAACGATATACTGATCGCGGTTCAATTGCTGGGCCATGAGCTGCAGCATTGTTATGAACTCGTTCCAAGTCCGGCCCATGATCGTTATATTATCAATTTGAAACTGCCATACATACATAAACGCCTGAACGCTCTCACGATCGTTAGTCGTTTCAATGTCAAACGCGCATATCAGATCCTTATACACGCGTTTATTATTCCTCTTGCCCTGATTGCCTTTTTTCCGTCGTTGACTCTTAGCCTTTGATATTAAACTGTAATCAAAGTTATTTATATTATATATCATGATAACCTTTTAATTTTGCGTTTTATGGCCGGCAGCGTAGCGCCTCCGGCGCTCCTTGCGGGCTTCATGCGCTCAAGCGCTGAAAGATTTTCAGCAAAATAATCAAAGTTCTGTTTTACGATCTCCGGATCTATTCCGATCTTTTGGGAGTTATTGAATACATCCGCAGCGTCACCGCTGTCAAAAGCCTTATTTCCATATTGCTCTCTGAGATCTTCCATAAAGTTGACAAAGTCGTAAAAATTGGACTCGTTAATCCAGTCATAACCGTATTCTTCCCGGAGCTTTTGCAGTTCGCTCTGCATAAAGCGGCGCTCTCCGGGTATCGTGTGCCGTGGATCCCGCATATATCGCGAGGCCTCGGCCAACTCTTTACGCATTTGATCCTCACTCAGATCTTTAACTTTTGGGAAGCGATATGATCCCATTGTACCAAGTCCGGCGCGCTCCATTCTGGTTAGGCGCTGGTTGGCTGCTTTACGCATTTTAACGTATGCGCTCTTAACAGCTTTTGCGCTCATTTCTCGTATTTGAAAAGGAAAATATAATTCGGCCATTTATGAACGCCTCCCCTCTGTAAATCCCAGCATAACGCCGACAGTCCGCAGCGCTGCAACGATACACTCTTTAGGCCCTACGCCCTCCGGCATGCTGTCAAGGATCGCTATTACATCGGCGTCCTTTTCACGGTCCAGCTTAATGCTTATAGTCCGGTATTTATCCTTGTAATATTTATAGTCCATGCTATCACCTCCTATTAACAATTATATAATGTTCTTGAATACTTTGCAATAGTGCAAAAAAATTTGCACCCT